ACGCTTGTTTGGAATAATTGATTATCTGCTAACATCTACATCGGTTTCTCTGTTTGATAAAGGGATTTCGCTTTTGCTTATTACTACCTCTATCTTTCCCTTTAGTTCTGTTTGATTATTTGTATCAATAGTTTCTCTTGGCTTTCCGTAAACTCTGGTTAACAACGTATCCATACTGTAAAGACTGCCATTTTTTAAACTCTTATTCATTGCATTAGCAATCGTTTTCTCTAAGATCGTAGCATCCGGATGATCATATACGCCCTTCAATTCTTGAATAGTCATTGACATCATTACCTGAATAGTATCGTTGATCTCGCCAAGTCTGTAACCCTGCTCTTTCAGCAAAGTCACATACTTGCGATCCTTACCTTTCGGGTTACCGCTTTGACCTTTTTTCCAAGGCGTTAAGTTTTGTAAATTTGGCATCTTCTTTATCTTTTAATTTGTTATCCCAAAACATATCGCACTTACCATCTTTGATAGGTACAACGCTAAACCAAGATTGCCAGTGTGACCTTTCTGCGGTAAACCGATAGCAATCATGTTTCATATCGCATCCAAGTCCCGAACACATTGTTATATCTGCCATTCCCTAATAAATAGTGTATAATTTACTCCAAGTTGTCGGCAGAGATAAATCCCGAACTTTGAAATAGCCTTTAAGTTCAAAAAATAAATCCCATTCTGCTTGTTCTTTTATATTGATATGCCCCCAAGGGATATCATTATCTGTTTTCTCGGATGTGGAACTGAATAAAACGTACTTTGGGGCAATGATATTAAACAAAGAATCCAGTTCCTTGTCTGTCATGTGTTCCGCAGTTTCAATAAAGTGCAGCAAATCGGTTGTAATCGGATTTTTTAATATGTGAATATGAGGTACATGCTCTTTCATGTAATCCCTATGCGCTTTAAATACCTCAAAGGCTTTTATATCATACCCTGCCTGATGATAAGCATCTGCATAAACTCCAGTCCCGGCACCATAATCCAATACTGTTTTAATTTCTAAGTCTTTAATCTGCTCAACAGTTAATCGTGCTAATTCCTTAAAATCAGGATTGTGCATCCCGATTCCGTTCTCTAATTCTGTTGCTAAAAATTCTTTGTCTGACATCATATTAGTGTTTCTTTTGGTAAAAATTGAGTGCAATTTGTGTGCCCGGCAGCTTGGCTCATTCTGTAATCTCTGCCTAATCCCTGAACTACTGCCATAAAACTTGACTGGTTACCGCTGACATATTTTGCACCAGCTTGTAATTGCGCGAGTTCTAAATAATCCCTAATCTCATACCTTTCAATCAAATGCTTGTAAGGATCATACTGCGATTCAAAACCAATAAAATAAACCTTATCGGAATTGTCCTTTAAAAAGTTTATCTCTGCAACCCAGTCCGTATAGTCATTTCGATATCGTTCAGTTACATTTATGAAGCTATTATTTGAGATTATCGGCTCAACTTTCAACCAGCCTTGCTTCCAGGTTTCATCTATTATCTGGAAACTCTGCAAATGCAGCTGAACTAAATGAGTTAAATGCAAATGATCATTATTTCTGAATTTATCTAAATCATAAACTGTACCAGAAAGTTCCCTTCCTTTTTTAACCTCGTGAATATACTCCTGAGATTCCAATAATGGCAGAATCGTATTATACAAATCATCGGGTAAATTTACATTAAAAATACCTCCGCCTAATGCCTTAATCGTAGGCATAGCATAGATCACATCTCCGGTTGCGCCGCTATGGTAAAAGTTGTTCATTTGTCTATTTCTGCAAGTTTTCTCTGCGCCCAAGCAATACCCTCATCGCCTCCCCAAGCTAACCACATCAATGCACCGCAATCTGTTTTAGGATCTCCTTTTGAGTTTTCACGATGCCTTTCAAAACTTGACATTCTGGCAATCGTTTCTCTGCTGATGTTTTCGCCTTTAGCAATCTGGTTTGCCCTTGTCCATCCGACTAAAGTTCCGCAACCTTTATCGTTTTCCTTCTTAATATTTAAGGCTCTCCTGGCATTGGCTTTCGCCGCCTCTGGATAGTCGTTGTAACTATCAACCATTGAAACTCTGATTGCCGCCCAAACTGACTGCGCTTTCTCCTCTGTGTCAAAGATACATGCACCGGATCCGATCCGATACATTCCGTTACTGCATTTAATTACTGGCATATAATTTATGATAAATAGCAAACCTTCTCTTATTTACTTCGTGCAGATTGAAATGAATATTGCAGTAATCGTAAAGATCATTGCCGTATTGGATCCTGGCATCGTAATCAAAAGTCAATAACCGGATCCAGTTATACCAATCCTTTTGAGAATTCACATAACATACTGGCAAATCTTTATACGGATGCACGTTGCTCACAATCGCTGGGTTCTTTTTTGATGCAGTTTCCAAAACTTTAAGATTGGATTTCATCATGTTGAATCTATTATCTACCAACGGAATCAGACTAATATCCGAATCGCAATAAGCTGCCATATACTCGGTAACTTGATTATAATTGTAGATAGTCGGGTTTAGTCTTAATCCATTGGTAAACGCGGAAATCATGCCATCCCAAATATGTTTTTCGTTTTCGTTATATCCAGCAATCACAGTTCTAACCGAAAAGTTTATCCGCTTCATTGGGTTGCGCAGAATGTTCAAATCCTTGCCATGTGTACCGGATCCCGACCAGAATAAGCGCACCAGATCAGAAGGCTTTTTCTCTAAAATAAATTGTTCCTCTCCAAAAGGAATTGCATTTGGCAATATCTCCACGTTTGGATTCAGCTTGTATATCTCATCCGCTAATCGTTCATGAGTGCAAGTGCAGAGATCAGCAATACGAATCGATTCCATTATTTGCTCAGTTACTTTGTTCGCCTTGTAGCTTTCATACAGAATATGCGAAGGATCCAAATGCCAGAAATCATCATTATCAACTACCAATTTAAACCCATGCTTTTTGCGCCAAGCATCCATCTGATCTGGCGTTATGTTTGCCAACATCCGATTTAGAATAACGATGTCGAAATTGCCCTCAAAGGTTTCATCGCTTATTGTATCGGTCATCAAGCAGTAATCTTTCTGCATGTTTGCGATCGGCATCATTATCCTATGGTAACCTACTCCGCTTGTTTTGCTTGTAATTGCCAGAATTCTCATTGTTTTTCAAACCATTTGTAAAGCCTCATGATCATATCGTACTTACAATTTCCGCACCAAACGGAAAGCAGGAAGTTTGGATCCAGATATAATCTGTAAATATGCTCATACATTTGCAGTACCGGCAAATCTAAGTTTCTGATATAGCCATTCTTTGCACATTCATAATTGCTCTCATTAGCAATCAGCCAATCCCGATGTTCTTGTTTTATTTCCATAAACTCCACATTAATTTGGTTACAATCGGCGCACAGAACCCAGCTATAAAAATCGTGCTGGTAATTTCTTGAATCAATTCAGGCGCATAGTAATGTAATGGCGCTGACCAGGCAGCCAGACAACTTCCGCAATTAAAAGGCTTGAAATTGATTTTCCATCTAACATGAAGGTTATGGATCTCCGTAAAAAATAACGATGCACAGATAGCGGTTATAATTGATAAAATCATTTTTTGATATTCTTTTTAATCTCAGCTTTAGTCTTATTGATTGATCTGACAATCGACATATAAGGGATCCCAGTCTTTCGGCTTAATTCTTTCGCATTCTTTTTAAAATCTAAGGCGTATAACTTGAACAGTTCCCGATTGTACCAATGAAGGTTCTGCAAATGTAATTCTATTTTTTGATAAGATTCCTCTGGATCCGATTCCACGCTTGGAACCTCCTGATCATTCTCCAACAGTTCTGTATAGTTTCTGTAATTCTTAAAAAAATTGCTGCGGTCACTTTTGATCATATTAAGCATAATCCGAACCATGTAATATTTCAGTTCGTTCCGCTGGTACAAGCCGATCAACTTCTCCTCCTCCATTTCGCAGAGAATTAAAAACACTTCGGATTTCAAATCCGCTTGAAGCTCGACTGGCTGCATCTTTTCAAATGCCTCATTGACTGACTTTGATTCCCAAAACTCAGTTATGATCTTATTCCTAAGCATTTATTTTTTTCACTGCTTAACCACTGCAAATGTATATCCTTTAAAAACTCTTTAAATTCTTTTTTATCTCCGTATTTCTCATGGCATTTTCTGCATACTGCCATCAAATTATAAATATTCTCAGGCTCTTTAGTTCCTCCCATTCCTCTGCATTCAATATGATGTATATCTACTGCCTGATCTCCGCATACCTCGCAGGGTATAAAATCAGATTCATCAAAGCCAAAGTAAGTTAAATATAATTTAGTATGCTTTTTCATTATTATTTCTATATTTGTCTTGCGAGGTTAGTGTAATGGTAACACATTAGGCGTCCAGCTTAAAGTCGGAGTTCGATTCTACCACCTCGCTCTTATTAATAACCTTGCAATCTTGCAGGGTTATTTTTTTTGGATAAGGTTTGGATAATTTTAAATAT